GTACCGCGAGTAGATTTCAGAAAATTATCTAATCTGGAAAGACCCATCTTATTACACTATAAGTTCTGTTATGGATTATTTATCAAACGAAAAAAGGGCAACCCATATGGGTCACCCTTTTCGCACTTCCTTCACACCTTTATATATTACCCTTCTTTTAACTCGTTGTCAAGTATATATTCAACGGTGTTTGCAACATCATTCATAGCATCACGAAGTTCCTCTTGGCCGCCAGAATGTTGAGTCATGACTGATGTTTCCGTTAGTGACCACCGCCACTCTTTCATAGATTGATTGTACCATAGGTTGATAATCATTAGTCAACAGGTAATAGTTCAGGGTTTTCTAATTCTAACTCAAAACACATGGGATGACATTCTTCTGCCATTAGGTACATAGAAGACCGATACATCTTCTCTGCATCCCACCTTGGACCTGAATTCGCTAGTTGTATGACGCTTGGATTTTGCCTAGCAAGTTCTGGGAGTTCATCAAAGGTAAATGGAATATTTTGAATACAGTACAATAATACCAGATGTTCCCCCTCATGATCGTACCAGGCATATTTGGTGTCTATGCGGTATTTCATGGGTTTAAATTTACCCTATGCCTCTATTTAGTAGTAGGAGCGGGGGGACTTGAACCCCCACGAGATAATTCTCAACAGATTTTAAGTCTGGTGCGTCTACCGATTCCGCCACGCTCCCTAAAAATCAGACATGTATTCTTTAATACCGTCATCAGTCTCAAGATACAATTCTATCATATCCTCGTAAACCCAGCAATCTTCACTTTCAAGGTGTTCGACAAGTTTATTCCATAAATCAGGTTCAAACTCATCGACAAACATACCCCATGATCCAGTATCTACAGGATCTGGATCCCAAGTGCAGATTTTGACATCTGGAAAATTTTCTTCCAAGAATGATACGACATTTAGTTGATCCTCTTCATTCTGGCAATAAATCTTCAGATCGTCCATTAGTTCGTCCAAGTGGCAGGATGAAAAGTGCAATATTCGTTAAACGTGATCTTCATCTCCTTGTTGGTCAGACCCGCATTCTTCGCTGCTTTGGGTAAATTCCACTTCGCTGCGAATAACATTTCCATAGATTGTCGGGTTTCTGGTCTCATAATCGTAGCACTCTAGGATTTCTTTGTAAAGATTTTGGTTGTAAGACCGCGAATAGTTATTCATCACAGAGGATTGGCATACGCCAGCACGTCATCATCACACTTGTCACGCACCAACTCAAGCACGGTCATAAACTGATCAACGGTTTCACAATCGATAACACGCTCGTCGCCTTGCTCAGAGTACAGATAAAACTTACGGGCGACTGGATCAACGACGCAGCGTGTCAGATAATCGTCTTGCATGGGGTCCTTTGCTTACCTGCCTATTATAGTAAAGTTTGGACTCGGTGTCAAGCATCCTGTCTCGTAGCATTAACGGTATAATAACAGTCAATCCTAGATGCGGTGCCAGATTTGATGTGGATAGTCCTACCCCACACAATTTTATCAACCATCAAATCCTGAGTTGATCCTATCTGAGTCAAATGAACGGTGATCGTTTCGGGATCAACTAGACCCTTCCAATAATCTGGTACTTGAATAATAGTATTATCAGTTAAACGACCACGAAGTGTCAGGTAATCGTCTTGCATGGGGTCCTTTGCATACCTGCCTATTATAGGTTAGTCAGAGGATGGAGTCAACCTTTTATACCAAAATGATAGGACGAATCTCTCACCATCCTCTACCTTGTTTACATGATGTAGATATTGTGAATTTGAAAAGATTATGAGTTTACCAGGTTCTGGTGCTACGTCAAAGTCCTCAAAACATGTGTGCCCGCCACTAAAGTCATCATTAAGATAAAGCATGGCAGCAAATACATCAGGTCCATGGATATCATTTTTATCAAAATGGGGTTTCATAAAAGTTCCTGATGGCCACCGCACAACACCAACATAATCTAAGACAATATCTGGATCAAATGATTTACACAAGTCAGTGATACCATGAATCACTGTTTTGAATAATTCATTATCATCTACTTCAATAGTTGTTGGATCAACGTTTCCACCAAGATATATCGCACCATAATTACCATCTGGTTCTGGAACATCCATACCCTTCGACAGTGATTCATCTGAATTAGAGTGAGTAACTGTGGTTAAGAAAGTATCACCACCCCTGCTTTCATCACCATAGGGCATTTCTTTATCATTCTTTTTTGCTAGATTAATGAATGGTTCGCAAAGAATAGGATCAAGAAACTTCTCCTCAATAAAAATTAGTTTTCTCACTTTGTTCTAATATTCTGCTCCGTAGCATATTGAGGATCTTTGTAGTTTCTTTCGTCCTCTGAAATTTTATGATGATTTGGATCAGGATAATCCTCACAACTTTCACCCTGATACTCAGTAATCAAAGGATTGATGTCATTTCTCTCGGCATATACATGATAGAAACAATCTATCGGCATACCACCTTTAGATTGAAGGTAAATCTTTTCTTCATCCCATCTTTTTACAATAATATCCTGATGAGCGCCGATTGGTTGTAATTGAACAGTGATGCTATCAATATAAACAAAATCTTTCCAGTAACTAGGTAGAATGATCTCCTTCACATTTCTTACTCTACCTCTATGATAGACACCAACTTCAGGTCCCTCAACACAGGCATAACGAAGACGATATCCTTCTATTGATGGATGTTTGATATCAAATGGTTTTGGTCTAGCGTCTGCTGATGAAAATCTAGCCGCCAATCTTCCCTTATTACCACAATCAACGTCTCCAGTGACAAATACATCACCATCAACATATAGTGCATCGGGTTTACCACCTTTAACAAAAAGTGCATTGGGTGTTCGTCCGTCAGTATTAATACGTGTATCGCCCTCTACATGTAGACCATATTCGTTATCTCCATCTGTTTCAAAGCGTACATCACCTCTGACAAATAGTGCTTTATCATCTGCAGGAACATTGCAGTCCTTGTCACTATTAGTATTTCTAGCGACCATCAGAGTGCCATCTTGATTTGAAAAGGTGGTTTGATTACCGAATACCACAGGTCCTTCAGCAAACATTGAACCATTAATTTTATTAGCCCCCTCTTTAATCGCAGGAACGATTCCAGTTCCTACTTTGAGTTGTCCACCAATGTTTACGTCGTCTAAATTGTATGACATCTTTATACAGTATTATTTGTTTTTTGAATTAGTTGACCACCAACCTTAGAGTCTTTAATCGCACATGCGTCTGAGACACCTCTAATCAGGGATGCATAGAGAGTCATACCTGAATTGCCAGCAAGTTCTGCATATCCTGGTGTTGCGATCCTAATGAAATTAGTGGCGTTGACCAGGAATTTTTTAGAGTCAGTCTTAATATTTTCGACTGCTCTCATGGTGATATTGCCATTGTTGCCATCACCACCATGAGCAATCAACTCGATATCATCTGCTTGCATTCTAATTTTACCATTAGATGCAACCAAACAGATATCACCATTTACCGCGTTAATAAAAATTGTGGTTTCATCGACGGTATTCCTCTCACCTGCTTCAATTACGGTGTCACCAGGAGATACGGAGATTGTGTGTCCCTTTCTTTCTCCTGCTTTATCTAAAGTAAGGTGATGTAATGAATCTGTAGTCTGGAGCATAACACCAGAAGTTGTTCCACCATCCTTATGAATATGACCAAACTTAATACTTCCATGATCATTTCCAAAACGCTGGGCAGTATAATTACTGTGCGCTGTTCCACCTCCATCAGCACTCCTTGGATCTACATTTTGATTTCTATGAGTTGCCATATTACGTTAGATTTTCAGGAGTTCCTGGAATATTAAGTCTAGGATCGTTACTAGTTATGTCCGTGCCCTGTCTGAGGATTGCGGAAGGTCTAGTGGTAACCTCAGCATCAATACTCTCCTGTAGTGTATCATAAACTTGTATGAGTTGTCAAGAGGATCTCTACGAACTCTAATCACAGGTCTAAATCTTGAGTTCACACCTGTGGGTGATGATTGGAAAATGTTTGGATATTCTGTTACAACGACCGGCGCTAATAATCGTCGGGGTGCTCTGAAACCTGCCCGCGCAGCTTCTCCAGGATCAGCAGGGACTCCTGCCAGATCATCAGGTTGAACTCCTGGAGGAGCAGCAGGCGGGTCTCCTGTCACGCCATCACCTATGGCTCCTGGCGTTGATTCAATATCAATAGGTAAGTTTGAACCAAATGCATCTAAGTTAGGTTTAAAAGCAATCGTTGTTCCATCTTCTTTAGTAATAACGACATCATCATTGGGACCATAATTTATACCAGGATTGACTGGTTCTAATGCAATTACCTCAAGCACCGCAGGGTATCCTGGTCCCGGTGGTGAGGCATATCCATTTCCTGGATCGATTGGGAAGATTTCACATACTTTTCCTTGACCCTTTGTTTCGATTGGGCATGGTGGCGGAATAAGAATGGCAGAGATTCCTATGGGATTATCTTTCCAAGATTTTTCCAAAGAGACAGTTTCAAAAAGTTCTTTTTCAATTACTAAAGCAAATCCTCTTGGATTAGTGTTAAATGTTAATCCGACTCCAGAGTCATCTAATGACTCAATTTTAACTTCATGTGTCCCCGCAGATAAAAATGCAAACTGACTAATTACTGATTCGCTACTAAAATCAAATGATTCACTTATTTGCTGTCCATCAATATACAATCTCTTAAAACCATCTGACTGCAATTTAAATTCATATCTACCATTTTCAGGGAAGTTTACATTAGTCCATGTAAAAATTTTAGTGCCTGCCAGGTTTTGATTAGGTACGTCAAGTGGTGGAATATAAGGAGAAATACTTTTAGTATTCATAAACTTACTCCAGGCTGCATTAGTGACCCTAAACAGTTCTGGTCCAGAATATGTTACTCCATCTTTTTGTGTCCCTGATCTAACACCAACAAATTTTTGTGCGTAACCAACTGAGAATTTACATTTAGCGATATTCGGTCCATTTACAAAGTCAAAAAATCTACCCTCAGAAGCACCGCATACTAAGTCTTGCCAATCATTATCATCAGCTTCTTCTACTTCAAGAACAGATCCTCTTGATCTTTCTTTTCATTAATATCAAGTTCTCTTATAATAATTCCATTACCAAACCCAGCACTGGTTGAAATTTTGAAGTCAATCTTGGTAAATTGTGGTTTAGGTGAAGATGAAGTCGCCCAGTTTGCAGTAGAAAAAATAGTCTTCTTACCCAAACTCTTTTCTGAGGTTAATCCCCTATTCTCAACCTCAACTGTAATGGTGTGATTACCCTGAGTAAGAGGGAACTTAACTGTTTTTGGAGCTTCAGAACCGAAGTTTTCAAGAGTTCTAGGACCACTAAATT